GTTATTATTATCGGAAGCTGTCGGTAAAGTTACAGTCCTACCCGCGGTCATATCTGCGGATTGTCCTATAGCAATTACGTCATACCCATCCCCATCGGTTATTGTGTAACCAGCATCACCTAAATTATTTACTGAAAGTGTACTACTAGCTGAAGCCCACGAAACACCACTGCTTGCTGTACTATCAGCTTGTAAAAATTGACCATTAGATCCTACAGCGGTTCTAACATTGTTAGTACCATCAGAGGTAATTACATCACCTTTTGTGGTGGTGGGAGATAAATTATCAAATCCGGCTGTAGCAGTAGCCCCGTTTGTTCCACCGTTAGCGATAGGAAGTGTACCTGTTATATCCGAGGTTAAATTTACGTTAGAGATTGTATTATTACTAGCATCTATAGTTTTATTTGTTAGTGTATCAGTAGTATCTTGCCCGACTAGTGTGGTTGTAGCTGTAGGTAGCGTTACTGTCCCCGTATTTGATATAGAAGATATAATAGGAGAAGTTAAGGTTTTATTGGTTAATGTGTCGGTAGTGGCTTTTCCTACTAACGTGTCTGTAGCTGAAGGTATGGTGACTGTTTGTCCGCCTACAGATAATGTACCTGAAGTAAGAATAGGAGCCACAGTAAAAGTAGCGATGCCTGTAACCCCTAACGTACTAGATACGGTAAGGGTTGTGAATCTGGAATTGTCGGGTCTATAACTCAATGTATTATCCTTTATGCTTATTAGATTTAGACTGATTTTCACTACCTGGGATTACCTGTAAATTACTTGGTACATGAAGCCCACAAATATTTTTACCTTGTAGAGGGTGGATATGGTCTACGTGCCACGACTCACCAGTTAAGTCTGTAAGATACTTAGCATATTTATATTTTTTAGCTATCTCTTTATGGTCTGCTTCAGTTAACCAATGAGGGGTAGCTTGTAATCTCTTAGAGCGATACTTTGCAGTTGCTGCTGCATATAGTGGTCTGTGTGTTGATCGATATAATTGCGTACGCTTCAGTATTTTGGACTTATTTGTCTGGTAATACTCTTGACTCTGTTGTTGAATATATTCTGCGTTAGCCTTTCGCCAAGCTAATCCCCGATCTTTAAACTGTGTTTTGTGCTTCTTGTAATACTCTGCACGTACTAGTTTTGTCTGAGCTTTCCTTGATTGTGTATACGCTTGATCACATTTCTTACATGAGCTACGATAACCATCTTTTTTTCGTTGGTGCTTACTGAACTCAGCATAATCTTTTTCAACCTTACACTTACTACAGGTTTTCATTGTACTTTTAGCTCCGTGGGACGAACATTGTCACTTATTTGATACGCCTTAACGACTTCACTATTTAATATCGGTGTTTTTAGTAAAGTCCCCAACATTAATTTTAATGGTCTCGATAACGTATTAATATCAATAAGGTTTTCTACAAGGTTTGTCATGAAACTAGTTACCATAGCATTATATATGTCGGGGTAAACTTGTTCTAAGCAAGCAATATCTAGTGGGGTTAGTTGGGATGTACTAATTAAATATAGTACCCATAATGGGTCATTGACTACACGGCATTTCCAAGTATACCTAGCTAACTCTGACGCACCTTCAGTCTCAGGTAGCGTATTCTGTAAGTAAGTTAGGGTATCTATTACTGGGTTTATTACCCCTTCATCTGCTATTAAGGCTAGAGATTGTGCGCGATCTTCTATAGATAAATCTTTAACTTTTTCAATAATTACATCTATTTCAGCTAACTTAACTGTATCCGGTTGAGGTAGTACCTTACCTTTTAATATAGCTAAAGTCTGTGTATTCAAATCTTTCTCAAATCTTACTGATTTAGCAACATCTGATTTATTAATAGTCAATTTAGTTAACCCTAATAATTTCTGAATATTTACTAGAGCTATATAAATTTCTGGGTTCATTTTTTACCCTTCTTGCGTCGTTTTTCTTTTATGGTCGCTAATTTCTGCGCTTCTACTAATGACATCCCTTTATTAAGCATTAGCTTTTCTACAGTATCTGCTATACGTAAAGCAGCTTCATTTTTCTGTTTAATTACTGTAACCATTCTAGCGAATCCCTCGGGATCAGGGGAAAATTTTAACCCACCGGGATCATTTAAGGCATCTACTAGGCCAGAGATTGCGCCAGCCGCACCCCCAGTAATTGCTCCTATAGTTGTACCAACTCCGGGTACAGCGGAACCTATAACAACACCACCAGCGGCACCTTTACCACCTTTATCTAGGACTTTACCCCAATTAGGTATTAATTCTGCACCGTATCTTTGTGCTTCTTCTGCTTGTACGGCCCCAGTCGAGACTAAATCTTCGAGTAATGCTCGACCTACACGTTGTTTATCATCTACAGAAAGATTGGGGTCATTTAGTTGCTCTAATGCCGGATCAATTCTTGCCATTGATGATGCGATTGTAGCAGATTTCTTACTGATTTCTCTTAGTTGGTCTTGTTTGGGTTTATCTAAGGCTTTATATTTTTTACTCGTAGTATCTAATTTAGGGGCTGCTACTTGCTTACCTTCCATATCCCTATATATAGTACCTTTTTCGATTACTCTGTCAGCTATATTTTGTTCAGTAGCCATTTTAGCATTTAGTTGGTCTTGGTCTAACTTATTAATTTCTTGTTGTAATAAAGACTTTCTTTTCGCATCCTTAGTTGTAGCGGCAACTTTTTCAAGCTTCTGTCTCATAATAGCTAAAGACTGTTCAACATGAGCATCAAATTCCCCTAATAATTTAGAGTGTATTTCCGCCTTTTTACCCATACTCATTTCACGCTTATCAAGCGCAGTTATCTGTCTATTAAGATGTTTTTCTTTTTGCTCTAAATCTTTAGCTATGATACCACCTAGTAAATCTGTACCTGAATCAGACCTATTACTTGTCATACCTGCACCAATAGAACTCATTAACACCGCTATACCCATAGCTAATTTATCGTCAGTATCTTTATTAGCCCAAAATGATTTAGGTTGTGTATTAGCTAGTCTTTCGCGCTGAGCGTCTATATAAGACATTTCGGCTTGGATTTCTTGATTAAATTTTTCCTGTGATTCTATTTTAGCTTGATTTAAAGCATTTACTTCCTGATTATGTAACTCCTGAATTTCTTGAGCTTGTTGGGATTGAGCGGCATCTAACTCAGATAATTTAGTTAAGGCTTCTTTTTCAGACTGAAGAACTTTATCTTGTTGCGCTTCAACAGCTCGGATACCGGTCTTATCTATAGATGTGACTGACCTCTCTCGTTGTACTATTGGGCCTTCATCGGGCTTATCTTCTTCAATAGTGAATGGTTCTACGATTGGGGCTTTCTTAGTTATTTCTTCTTCTTCATCTTTTTCGATTGTAAATCCGGTATTTAGTCCGGTATCAAACCCAGCCATTATTTATCTCCTCCCATCAATTGCGCTTTTTGAGCATCTGTTAGGTCATCACTATCACTACCTAGATACTCTTTAATACCATAATCGGCTAACCCTTTAATCACTTCACCACTTACATCATACATCATATCCTCTTTACGGCCTTGTGAAGCTTGAGTACCTTTCATCTCACCTATAGCTATACTGGTTTTAGCTGTTCTAATTGAGTCCCTCTCTCTCTGTTCAAGATCTTCCCTATTTATAGTGGCTTTAATGTCTTCGATTCTAGCGAGTTCCGCTATTTTCGCAGCTTCCAGCTTTTGTGTCTCATCAAATTTAAGCGCATCTAAGTCTGTTTTTTGATTAGCTTCAGCGGCCTTAAACGCGATATTTAAATCGGCTTCTGATAAAGTAGTATCTTTTAAGAGATTTGCCTTTTTAGTTTCTAAGTCTATGTTTTGATTAGCTATTAGAGCCTTTGTTTCTGCATCTAAGTTACCTAATGCTAGATCAATCCTACCTTCATAGTTAGCTTGTTCAGCTCCTAAAAGGGTAGATTGGTTAGCGATATCTGCACTTAAAACAGAAGATTGATTAGCTATTTGGGAATCTAGATCTAATCCGGTACGTTGTATATCTTGACCACGATATTGACCTAATGCTCCGGCTAATTGTGCTTCAGCTTGTTGTTGTTCTTGGGCCCTCAATATAGCGGCATCCATAGCTAACTGTTGACCTGATTGCTGTTGAGCTTGCATCAATTGACGTTGCGCAGCTGGTAAAGCCCTTCCAGACATTGAACCCGCTTGAGCCGCCATTTGATTAATCATATCTTGTTGAGCTTTTTTCATCTGTAATTCAGCTAAACTAGGACCAGCTGTTCCAGCTACTCGACTTTGTAAGGTTTTTACTAAATCTTGCTGACCTTGTAAGAACTGAGAAGGGCCGCCTATTTGAGTCATTTGAGCTTGAACTTGAGGTAATGTACTGGGATCTATACCTAAAACTTCCGCGGCTTGGGCTGCTACTATTGGATCAGGTGATTGCATATCAGCAACAGCTTTTGCCTTTAATGTTTCGGGATCAATATTTGCAACTGATAATCCAGTAGGGGTATACCCTTGAAATTGAGGTAATGCGGCGGCTGTGGGGGCTGATGCAGGACTAGGATTAGCTAAACTATCTATTAATGCTTGATGTTCAGGTGATCTAAGCTTACCTGAGGGTTTACTGCCACCAGTAGGGCCTTCGACAGGTTGTCCAGTTAAGCCCTTATCAATTGCTTCTTTTCCGGTTGCACCGCCAACTATTGCGGCCCCCCCGATGATCCAAGGGTTACCAGTTTGGTAAGTAGCACCCACAGCGTACAAGGCACCAGCCGCCCTATCTGCAGCGGATTTTCCACCGAAAGCTTTACCAAATTGATTTGTCGCTTTTATATCACCAGTGAGGGCTTTTTCAGTCATTTCAGAAGCGGCGCGTGTACCATGCTGTGGATCTAATAGGACTTTACCCGGAGATTTCTTGAGGGCATTTACTTGATGTTTTGTTGAGTTTTTTATGGTTCCGGTAGTAGCTCCGGATTTCTTTTTTATTTGCTTCCAATAACTCATTCTTATTTAGTCCTCGTAGTACTTGATTTGAAAATTCCGGCCTTACCACCGACTTGTAGGGATAACCCCTCTAAACTAAAGCCTTGTCCGATATTTGACCCCTGAATTGAATCAATGATTTCAAAACTGATAGCTTCGCACTTTTGCCGTGAAAGGTGTATTCTTGTCTGATAAACTTCATCATTCGCTGAACCACCAAAAAAATCATCATCACCAAAAGTAGCAGAATCTCCAAAGGTTGCAGTATTCACTAGCGTATTTGCTGTGATACTAGTAGTACCTTTAACTATATCGGAATAGTCGTAGTATTGCTTAACCTGAAATATATGATTCGTATGATATTCGCCTATTAGAGCCGCTCTATAGACTCTTTGGTATCCTTGTAGGGATGAGAGCTTTATCCACCCAGTCCTAATCTTAGTTCTAACATAGGAACCATCGTCTAAATATGTGGTTGAATCTTCTTGCATAACTTTTGAGCTAGTAAGATAAACATACTTAGAATCTTGCCATGTGGTTGCATCAAGGGCATTTGGGGTAGTAAATGTACTCCAACGATCAAAGAAGTAATTATAAACTAAGGTTATATTGCCACTAGTAACAAAGCGAACTTCATTAGAATCCTTAAGTATGTCTGACGATAGAATTTCTAGTGAGTTAAAGTCCTCAACATTTGCCCCTATATAAACATAGTTTAAAGATCGTGTTAAAAGCCATATACCTTTGTTAGTCTTTACCATTATCCCTTTAGGTGTTTGTACAATTGATTTTATATCTTTACACCCAATATCAGATGAGATAAGCTGTGGTGCTGAGTATGTGCTACCAATACCTAAATCATTAGGGCCTTCACCCGCAATAGCATAAGTAGCAGTCTCTTTGAAGATAATCATATAATTATCCATAGAAGCACCACTAACATTTTTTCCACCAAGGGGGTCTAAGTTAATATTGAAATCTTCATTGAAGCCAATACCAGTTAATGGTTTAATATCTTTACCAAATCGAATTTGATTAGGCTCTTCTGTACCCAATAGAATGACTCGGTTATCATGAGTGAATACGTAACTATGCGAGGGGGCTGCGATATTTTCGATTACCCCACCAGTCGTATAAAGTAATTCTGCACTTGCATCGGCCACGCTATCAATATTTATCGTTACAGAGTCCGTAGTTGAAATATCAGGATTATCAGTTTCAGCCGCAAAATGGTGAACTATTCCGCTGGCTTCAGTCATAAATACTCGAACCTTAACCGGAGCCCTACTAGCTAATGAGGTATCACTAGATTTATCAGTAATTCTAAGCGAGGGTACTGTTATTTGAATCCTAGTATTCGAACCTGTTAAGGTATGTGTTACAGCAATTGAAGGCGCACTTTGGAACCGAACCCCACGAGCGTCAGTCCACTCATATATGGCCTGAAAAGAGTATGGGCCTGTAGTGGCAGGCAATGATCCACCCGTGGTTTCGGCAACTGTGACTCCTTCAGGATATAGATGAAACCCATACTCGGTGGCTGACTGCCCATCGTATGATCTTAGAATACCGCCACCAATCAGAAAATCGTCATTGACCTTGGTTGAAGTGAAGGATTTAGCCCCACTTAACTCTAAGGTACCGAAATAAGGATTCAATACGGCAAAAAGACTCGCCCCACTACCTGAAGTAATTCTACCTTTTTTTAGTACCCCACATACGTAGGTATTATCAGTTGAGGTAAGAGCAAAATTTGAGGGCCTATGTATTAAGGATTCATCTCCTGATTGACCGGCAGTAAACTTAGCTACTACCTTACCATCAGAAGTTACAGTAAAATATGTGGGTTGTAGTGTACTTGAGTGAATTACATTAAAATATCCTACACCATCTTTGTATAGAACTTTAGACGCAATACTCACACTACGCATAAACACACCTTCATCGGATACATTTCCATCGGTATCCACGGTGCTTTCTCGAATATAATCGTCAGAAGCGGAAGCGGCACTAGTTGTCATGAAGTATTTGACTTCAGAACCATCACTATTGGATTGACCAATGGTAATTTGACCCCAAGTACCCGCCGTTGTTATAGCTTGTTCAGAATATAGGAATGTTAATACCACATCTGTGGCGCGAGCCTTTAAGGCACTACTAACAGGGTAAGCCATATTTATTATTGTTTTATTTTCACTCGTTGAGAAGTAAGAGTATAAGCATAATTCTTTTGAGCTAGATGGGTCAGCCCCTGTAATTGTCTGAGTTAAATCAGCGGTTAACGTAGAAGGGATTACCCTAGTATAGTCGCAATTAGACGTACTATCGACCCTATATAAGACATAAAAATGAGTATCAGTCCCAACGGCATCAAATGAGCCATTACTATGCAAATCAGTGAAAAGGTTACCAGTAGTAGTAGCTGAAGGGTTCGTTGTAGGTACTTGGACATAAACTAAATTCGTTCCTGTATCATTATACAAAATGAAAATATCACTTTGCGTTGCAATTAATCGTGGGGAAGTACCACTAACTGTTGCATAAAGTACTGATTTATCTATAATAGTTGATCCAGTATTTTCATCGATTACAGAATAATAATATTGATCTTCAGCCCAAATCACACACCTAATACCATTCTTACTCATTACATCGATATTTTTTGCACTGGTAGGTGAGCCTGAAACTTGAGTTATTTCTGTACGTCCTGAAGATAGTTCGCCTTTTTTGTACCAAGTGGAATCTTTTACAGCATAGGTGTATAGTGAATCAGCGGTAGCCATGAGAAGCTCATCACGAATTGATTCAATTGCAGCGGGGGTATTTAATGTCCCAGTATTGACTTCTTGACCTAAATTAGTATAACCAAATCTTTTTGAAATCTTACCTTCTTTTAGGTAACGACCATTCTCTAATTCTAATAGGTTAGGTGACTCTAATAGTTTTTGCGAAACTTTTTGGTTGATACCATCGACAAACGGCAAATCTACCATTCTTTTTCTTAATGTCATAATTAACCTCTTAAACTACATACCAAGCACTGACACCATCTGACATTAGAACTCTAGCCCCAAAGTCCTCATTAATAACATGATTAGCTCCACCGTCTATAGTATCGCCACCATTTGGCGTAATAGTAATATTGTATGTTGAAGCGTCGCCCGTGACATCCTTTAATTCAACCCACATAACGTTTACAGCGGCTGGCAATGCTATGGCCCTAGCGGCGGTTGTAGTGATCCCTAAGACCTTCTGAGCGTCTCCTGTAGTCACTGTGTATGGGTAAGATGCGATAGCACTAAATGTCATAACCCCAGAGCCAGCCGAAGCTAAGGAACCACCATTAGTAATTTGTACCGCTGTACCTGAACTATTTTTGTAATAGAGATCATTTGAACCATCTACATAAACGGATAGGTTAGTTGATGGAGCTGATCCTTGTGATTCTAAACCTATAAAAGTCAATTCTGTCGCGGCATTAGAGTTAAATTGAAGTGATGCATTTATATTCAATCCAGAAGTTGGTATTTGTACCCCGGAGCCGCTTGTATGGTCGTGAGCATCTATGTCCGAAAACGCCTGATTAATTTGCGTTGCATATGTGGGGCCCGCGGTCGTACCAACTACAGGCAAATCTAAGTTCATATTTAAAGTAGCCATATTAAAATACCCATAAAGATACCGTAACGGTACCGCTTGCTGTTAATGATAAAAATCTATTTTGAACATCTGTACCGGATTCGTATACATCTTGTGCAGCGTTCTTTTTTACAATAATCCACCCATTAGGGGCTCTATTCAATTTATGGGGTACTTGAGCTTCAGTAGTAGTTAAAGCAACATCCTCTAGTAAAACCCCATCTAATAATAATAACTTAGAAATTGGTGTAGTAAACTGAGTAATATTATCCTGTACCCTGTTCAAATCACCATTGTTTGTATGAATTTGTTTAAATGTTTCCATTACTAGTAATCGACCCACTCATCAAAAAATTCATTTCTATTTACGTCAGAAACGCGTTCTGGTTGATCAACATCCCTATCGCCAGCGGAAGATTCGATCCGTTTTATCAGGGCCGATTTAGCTCGTTCTAGGTGTGTCGTGGAAGATTCTTCTTTTGCTAACATTTTAATTGCAGCATCGATTACAATATACTCTTCCCAATTATTACGTGTAATTACAGTATCTATTGCGTCAGTATCAGAAGCTAATGCTGTGTATGCAGGTATATACCACAATTGATAATCACCAGAAGCATTATCGCTAGGTTCGAATCTTATATTTGACCCTAGTAGTTTATATGATAAATCATAATCACCAGCATAAAGTTTATTTACAGCCCTTTGACGTAAGTTTCTTGTATTCCAATCAAATGGGTAAAGCGTAGTATAGTTACCACCTAAACTGTAATCAACACCTTTTAATTTGTAAAAATCAGCGGGTAAGGCTTTGATTCCACTATCAGTATTGGTAAGAGTAAAGGTAGTCGAAGTAACAAAATAATCTTCATACGTTTGAATCAATAAATCATACAGCTCGGCATAGGAAGCATTAATAAAATCAAGCAGTTCAGTATCAGATATAAATTGTGAATCGACCATGTCAGAGCGTCGTCTAGCTCTGTTTCGAATATCTGCAAGCGTTGCCATTAATCTTCCCTATCAATCTCTTTTAATTCGTCCATAGCATTCATGAATGAGTCAGAGTCGTCAGACTTTAATGCATCCATCATTTTCTTAACAGCTACTTTTTTAGCTTCTACAGCGGGGTTTATTTCAGGCTCAACATCTTCTTTTACCATTTTAGCTATCATCATAGCTTCATCTTTATCATCATTGAATATCATATCAATTACCTTAAGGAAAAAGGGGAAAAAAGGCGTTAAGCCTTTTGACCTTCATTTTAAACACTTGAATTTTTTACAGTAATTCTAACATAGATATCAGATCCGTCAGGGGGATCAGTAGGAGTAGCAGCAGCATGAAATCCAATCTTTACAGTTGGAGTAGCGTTGCTTACAGCTTGGGAAATAACTTGGTGAGTTAAATCCGTGTCGTCAGCTTCTAATACCATAACATCAACCATAAGCAATGAATTGTATGATTCACTTAATTGAATAGTGTAATCACCTGTATCATTACGAGTAATTGAAGCTATACCTTTAGAAGCAGCGGTGTCAATAGTCACGGCACCAGTAGCACCGATATCAGCCCGTAGAAACAACTCAGTTACGTTTGTCTCTTTAGAGGAGTGATTTTTGTAGAAATATGAACTTGCCATTTAAGGTTTCCTTTGTTGTTAGTTAAAAGGGCAGTTTGATTACAATACCCAGGTAATATTAGTTAGTTATCTCAGTCGAGGGTTACTACCCCGTTATGGCCTGGGGCTTTGCAACCAAGTTGTGCATAAGATCCGATACGAACCTCATAAGCATCAGCACTTGATTGTCTTAGGAATTTACTTCCGTCAGCTTGTAACATCTTAGCTAATGGCCCAAGGGACGCTAATTGCCAAGTATTCATTGAAAGCAAGTATGCTCGTGAATCTCTGATAGATCGGTCAGCAAGAACTTTGATAGGGCCGTTTGCACCGTGGATAAGAATACCGCGGAATCCAACAACACCATTTATGTCAAGATCGATATATTGAACTTTAGAACCTAGTGACTTAACCAATTTAGCATATTGCTTGTAGTTAAGGAATGCACAGTCAGGATTTCCACCTTCACGGCCAATATCCATTGCACTTTCAACTAGAGCTTCTTCGATAGGCATTCCAGTTCCAGTTGTTCTAATTCCACCTAAACGGTTAGTATCGACACTACGGTCAACACCAAAATAAGCAGTACTAGTAGGAGCACTATCAGGAATCCAGTCTTCCAAACCACTGATTTTACTTCCACGGTCACCATTAACAAAGATATAATCGTCAGCTGCAATAGTACCACTTGAGTCATAAGCGTCGTTCAAAGTAATAGTTCCAGCACTTCTATCAACAGCACTTACTAGCGCAGAAGTAGCAGTTCCGTCGAAAGTTCGTTGAGTCCCAGCAGTTTTTGCAGACCAGATAACGATATCTTGATTTAATTCAAATCCAACTACATCTTCAGCATTTTTCAATGTGATAACAGTTGTTGAAGCTTCTGCAGGTTCAGCATTAACTTGTGCTCTATAACCAGAAGAATCACGTCCGATACCGAAAGCAATGTCATTAGAGATAGCAGTGAAAGCACCGTCAATCTCAGTAGTTAGAGCACTCATGAAAGCGTTTTTATCACCTTTAGATGCGTCAAGGGTCTCGCCATCAATAAATGCTAGTGAGTAGTTTTTTACCCTAGTAAGAGTGAAAGCTTCAACTTGAGATTCAGAAGTAAGCGCAGAAGCGTTTGAGAAGGTCGATGACCTGTTTTGTGGGTTTCCGTAGATCAAAGGTAGTGGGTAATTACGTCCACCGAAGCTTTCATATTTAGGTAACATAGCTAAAAGAGGGTTGTTTTTGTAAACGAGGTTCTCAACCATTTGGTTATTATAGTGTTCTTTAAGAGCCGCGTCGAATGATGTCATGTCTTGAGTCATTGTTTAATTTCCTTACGAGAAGAATTTTTCCATTGTTTTACGTTTTTGTTCATTTAGGTAATCATCGTATTTTGATGATATTCTGATAGATTCGTTATTACTAACGTTTCTGATTTTCGGTACATGTCGGCCCACTAGAGAATTACTTATTGTGGCTGTTTGACTTTTTGGTTCATCTACCGCGACTTTACTTTCTTGCTTGGGTTGAAACCTACTAGTGCCTAGTAATTTCTTAGCTTGTTCATAAAGTCTATTTTCGACCTTGTCAGCAATCTTAGATAGATCTGGTGTTTCTCCATACTCTCTAACATATGCCGTAATGGTCTGCCAATAAAGGTCTTTTCCGTTGTCTGAATTGTGAATTAACTCATATTTTTCAGTATCTTGCTCTATAACAGAGAATGCCTTTTGTTGATATGCTTGAACTTGTGCTTGTTGCTGTGCTTCGACCTTAGCTTTTTCTTGCTGGTCACGCCAAGCTTTAAGTTCTTCTAATTCCTTAGAAACCGCCGATGTCTCTGGTTCAACTTCTACTTCTTCAGCGGGTAATGCCAACATTTGATCGGCTAAAACTGAAGTAGAAATACCATGCTTTGAAAGAGTTGAGTAAGGGTCAGCTTTTAATTCTTCGAAAAACTTCGCCTTAGCTTGCTCAATCTCACTTTTTACAGCTTGTTGGTTGTTTCTAAGTTCTCTTTGTTGTCGTTTAAGATCCGCGAATGATTGAGATAAATCAGGTTGTTGTACCTCTTCAGTCTCTACCGCGGGGGTCTCTTCTACTACAGGAACGTCTTCGATTTGTGGGGTTTCGTCGCTCATTCTAGTTTAATACCTCTTCAATTAATAGGACAATATCATCATCCACTTTATTTTCACTATGTTCGGAATAGATTTTAAACAAGCCTACAACAAGCCGCTTAAACATTTCCGTTTGAATAACTTTCAAAATTACTTGCATCGTTTATCCTTATACTTGTGGTGCCAATCCGGTTGACGGTAATGGTAATGGGTTTGCCGTAGGTGTTCCCGATTCAGGTACAATAGGCCCTTCAGGGTTCATAATAGGTTCAGTAGGGACAGATGTGGGTGGTGCTACCGGCTTTAAAAATGATGATGCCGCTTCGATCCAACGTAATAATAATTCGGTTCTTTCTTCTGATACTCCAGTCCTACGAGCTTCTAAGTAAGATTTCCTTGCGAAGTTAATAGCTCGCTCTGGTAGTATTTCTGGCTCTGGTGGTGTATATTTCCCATTACTTAGGATATCATCAATAATTTTAGCGACATATTCTTCACCAGCGGTTTCTAACGTAGTCCATGCTGCAACGTCAGGGAAGTCTAATAAACCGATTGCAGACTCTTTACTAATCCAACCAGCTCTTACTAATTCCTCAACTTTCTGAAGCCTTGCAGCTGGGGTAGTTGGGAATAATGATGATGATTGAATTCGGATAACAAACTTATCTTTTTTCAAATCCACTTTGGACCACTTAAAGGTTTCAATAAAATCTTTATCTTCAGTTTGTACAGAGAAATCTACACCACTAGAGTATAGCTCTTTACTCATGTCAATCATTATACAGGCAACATCTTCGAAAAATTCTTCATATTGCTTAGTAAGGGACGTAAATCTCTCACTCTCAATCTCTTTAAACTCTCTCAATGCCCTACCAGAATCTAACCCAACTTGCTTTTTACTAGATGCGGTCAATTGAGATAAGCCAACCTTTTCGAATGAAGATTGAATAAGCCACTTAACATGGTTATATATTTCATTATTCATCGCTGTAGGGGTTTCAACAGAAGGTTTTGTACCTTGATATTTAACTACGGCACCAATTTCATTATTCCAATGCGCCGCTACTAATTTTGAATTATATTCAGCCCATACCCTAGGAACAGCTATCAAATTCTGTGCTCGTTGGATATCACGTAAAATCTTATTTATTTCTTGTTGTGTACCTTTTAATTCTTCAGCGATACCATTCCCATAAAAACTAGCAATACTATTATTATAGCGGAAAAATGCAAATGGGAATTTGTCTAGCTTCCAAGGCTCACAGAGTAGGGTACCATTCTCAATTGCAATCACATGCTTACCGTCAGCCCCTAGGTGCCAACCTTCATAAACAGTAATTAGATCAATGGTTTTTTCTTTTTTATTCGATACTTCAGCTGGTGCTGCCTCGTTAATTATCCCTATATGTGCAGGGAATTGTTGTCCTAGTAGGCTTCGAGAAACTACTCTTTTTTGATACATCGATTGAGGGTTACCATAAGCCCCTTCCATATCATCGACCAATAATTCCGTAATTAATACTCTTTCAGTTTTAACCTGATCATCATCAATAAAAAGCTTCATTGCACCGGTACCAAAAATACCACCATCTTTAAATATACTAGGGCCTTGTCTATAAGCACCAGTTGAGTGAAGCATACCATCAAGGTATTTAGTAAGGTTTTTAGCTTTTTGCCGTTGGGTATAATCACCCTTTTCAGTTAATGCGCGTGGTCTAGGTTTGTTTTGGCCTATTTTAGCTACAAGCGTATCTATGCAAGATTTAATTACATTATACGTTACAGCATTGTGTTTTCTCTGACCTTTAATAGGCTGGTGACCCGGGATATCCTGATACAATCTACCATGAGATAAGTCAGCCCATTTTCTATCACTTTGATTTTCATCGATAACCTCTATCAACTTAATCATGTGATTATAAGCGTCACTCTCATCTACAGTCCACCAATCCTCATATGGAGTATCGTTACGACTTTTTTGGTATAACTTCTCAGTTAAAATCTTCGTCATATTCTTCGCTTATTTCAGGGGTTGGTTCTATATCAAGATTAGGTAGGCACTCTATCTCAACGCCACCAGTTTTCAGGGAAGTTACTTGATGCTTCCTCATCACTATCAAAAGATTCTCCAAATCCGTTGGAGTTATTAAGGCGTTCAGCTTCTCGTTCCCAGTAGGCATCGTTTGGATCGTCCGTAGTTTCTTCTGGTTTAAATGAGTAGTTGTAACAATGTAGCCATGCATATAGTGATGCTTGAGTACAGTGTGTTGTACATGAGGGGTGAAATTGAAATTTGGGTGTCTCGTCCCGCACTATTCCGTCCCACTCTATTACTATATCGGTAGCTTTGGGTAAAACTTTAATGTGATTCTGTAACAGCTCGGATTGATAGAGTCTTATTATTGCTAATTCATCCTTTTCGACCTCATCAGGTACACTAACAGGATACCTAACCTTTAATTGCTCGATCAATTTTTTAGACATACCCACCAAGGTAATAGACATAAACTCATTTTCTGAATCGAATTGTTGTAGGTTTGCGACGATATCATTGATGTCCGTGGATTGTATGGCACTAGTTTCTACTATATAGGCATCCCTAGATTTAGGACTATACCCTACAATAGAGAATCCGGTAGTATTTTTTTCATAATCAACTTTTACACCGAGATTCTTGTATAATTTCATATTTAATTCTGGGATCTTAGGGTCAGTATTATAGCGAAAAACTCTAGCTGAATCAGAAACTACCCATTCACCCTTATATTCTTGCCTAAACCATGCTTCTTGTTCAACATCGGGGTTATTTTTAATAGCTTCCGCGTACTCTTCTAGGTAATGTTCTCTGATATGGTGATTAGCTTCCGCAGTCCAAAAATGGTTTGACCACCCCTTAACCTTACCCATAGTCACCTTAGCAAAAAATGATTGAATATAGTCCGTTGGGGTACCTATCATAGCACAAGTACCTTGATAATCCCATAGGGCGGCCTTTAAGACCTTGTAAATCAAATTGAATAGGTTAATCCGATAAGTTGACCCCTCATCAATAATAACCAACTTGATCTTTTGACCCCTTAATTTTTCCATTTCATCGGCGGACGCATCTGCACCAAATAGGCGTATTTCAGATTTATTAGGTAAAACCACCTTAGAATGTCTATCTACAAAATTGGCTCCAATATTGAATTGCGCATCTATGACTTTTAAAACATCCTTCCACATAATATTCTTAGCTGAATCTAGTGTTTTAGCGATGTACATCACAGTAACGCCGGGATTTTCATAGGCTTCTTTGAATAAATAGAGACCACCACCGTAAGATTTACCGGCTCGTCGTGTGCATAAACCAGTCTTAAATCTTGCGGGGTCGTTAATAAACTCCATTTGCTCGCGATAACTTGTCTTAAACCATTTTGGTTGACTTTTAGTTTTTCTTATCCGTTGACTTATCAGATTTTTTACGCTCATAAAACACCACGTTAGGTAAAGGTACTTCAATACTAGAATTATTATCAGTGATTACTAACACCATTAATTTAGGGTCTAAGAAAACGTTAAATCGATCATGGTGCTTATTTAAGGGGTAATAGGTGAGTGACTCACCAAACGCCTGAATAGATTCGTGGAACCTAGCTCGTTTTATTGGTATCAGTTTTGGACTCGGCATAACTTAATTCCTTAATTAAATAGGGGTTGTAGGATAACTCTAACTTCTTAACTTTTCGCCAATTCTTATTTTTATGTGTACATTGAAGGGTGACTTCACCAAAGTTTTTCCGTACACTTTCCAATAAATATCGACCTAATCCTAGATTCCTAAATGAGTGTTTCACATAAATATAATAAAGGATAGGCTCGACTGAATTATAAACACTGTAACCTAAAATATGATTGGGATCTTCGGGATCACATAAAATTGTAATATTGTTATTCGGTTGCGTGATTATAGTTTTAATCAAGTGGTGATGATTCGTATAATAATCGTTGGTTGGAATATGCATAGCAAAATCAGAGTTCCTATATGACTTCAACCAAGAATTAAAAATAAAAAGTAAGTCCTCTTTAGGATTCACTTGTCTAACCATCACGTCTTTATCTATATCAATTTTTACTTTAAACTTTTTCATGTAACTCTCTATCTATAATGGCTTGTATTTCATTTTGAGCTTCTTCAGATAACTCATCCCAATCACTTTCAGATTCACCAGCTATAATAACATCACATTCAGCCGCGATATCTAAGGCTTTTTTCAGTTTTTCAGCTGAACGTTCTTCCATAGGGCCTGCTAATTTAGCATCAATATCTTTTAAAATAGTAGATTTCAGTTTTTGGTAATATTCTTTCAATTATCGTACTCCAATTTGATACCGGCAAAAGACGAACTATATTTATCTTCACTAAAAACTTCACTAGCACACTTGAAATATTCTACTGGGTCCATCTTTATTATTTGGCAATATTCCCGTATCAAATTAGCGCAAGCGTCTATAATTGCGTCAGAAGTTACGCCGTTAAGCTGGTCTTTATTATCTAATAGGGCATTATTCATGAGTCGCATCATTAATTTAATCTGATCTGATTTCTCTTTCTTTGTCATAATCAACCTCCTTATTACTCTTATCGTCAATTGTAAAAATAACTTAAGAAAAAAATTTAGATGCCGATAGGTAGGTAACTTTAACAAGGAAGGAGTAGATAATGATTAAAATTTACCCCAGCTCATTCGCCGAACCTATAGGAGCAACAACGAACTCAAAATATAGCAGTGGTTGTCCGATTTACGAGGTCTTCAAAAAAGAATTACCTCAAGGTAAGAGTATTGATCCCCTATACCCTGCTATCGGAGCTATTGGTGAGGAATTTCATATTGCTAGATTAGGTACGGTAAAAGAGAGAGAAGTAAAAGTACAATATCAACTAACACCTAAAATAACAATTTCCGGTAGGTATGACGGTATCTGTGATGAGTTCGTTTATGAATTTAAAACAACCCTATCAAGATCCCTATACTCATCTATAATCAATAAGGGCAAATACGAGATAACCCACTTAGGTCAACTAGTTACCTACATGGTAATGCTAAAACGACCTAAAGGTAAACTATGCGTTGCATATGCCCACTTTGATAAGGAAGTTACTAAGTTAGATTTTGAAGTTAGAGATTTTGTTGTTGAAATTAAGAATGATCATGTTTATGTAGATGATGAATTGTCTGAATTTACAGCCAGCGGTTTAATGAGGTTTTACTCAATCATAGCCGACGCACACTTAAAAAAGACGTTTCCACCAGCTACTATTAATGATAATGCCTGTTTTAGGTGCCCCTTACAGAATCTATGCGCATTTGGTACTAAGGATAAGGAAGAATTTTCTAGTCAAATTAAGCAGATTGAGTTTGTACCGGCGGAACCTATTAAGGCAAAAATCCAAGTTCATAACACAAGAAAGGCGAAGAAATGAAACATGTATTATTATCAGGGTTAGCAGGTATTGCATTCGCAGCCCTATATACCGCTCTACTCGGGGGAATTTCTTGGTTATTAAA